ACATGTATGTCACAAGCTCCGAATCAGAACAAAATTGTCTCATCATTTCTTCGAGATATCTGTCCTCAACAATCTCTTTTAATCTTTTCAAAATTGTGTCCAAGAAATCATTATTTTCAGGAAGCATTGCTTCAAAAGATGAAGTAAACCGTGATAACAAAACAGACGCTTGTACCAATCTATCATTTTGGTATTTTATCTGTAACCTTGATGTTGAGAGTTGGTAACCTTCAGCATAATTAAATTTCATCATGTCTTGAACCATACGAGAAAGGGCAATACCTCTTCTTACAGGTGAGGATATTTTCAATGTTGGTGACTTGTCTTGTAAAGATTTGATAAAATCAAACATTGTGATCCATCCGTTGAATGGAAAATTAGGGTCATTTATCGTCTCTTCATATGTGTCTTTGTACCAAGGAAAAAGGTTTTGATAAAACCTTTTTGCATAATGGTGCTCACTTTCAGTTCCATTTCTTTGAGTTTTGTCTTTAAACCATACCCTTTTAACATTTTCAGCAAAGCTTACGGATATTCTATCAGTTGTTACTGGTAAAGTCATTGTCAGCATTTTTGTTGCCAGTCTGTCTATCTCTTCTATGGTTGATTCGGATACAACTTCTGCTATACTAGTTATAATGTCTTGATTATGCAAAGATGGAAATAGCATGTTTTTTATTCTACTGACATCTGGATCTTGAGTTTCATCTATTACATAGAATCTTTGTTTATCAGAAGATAAAAAAACCTTATCTTTACCATAAATCTCTGTCACTGCTTCATAGCAAAAACCTATCAAAGAGCTCCACCTGTTGTCCCATAGATTGTCTACTTTTTCTCTTTTACTCACACTAGCATGAGCTAGTACATAAACAGATGCAGCATGCATTTTACTCCCTGGCTGAAATGAGAAAGCTTCTGCAGAACTTGGAGTCAAAGCTTTCTTATATATTTTAAAAACACTCTCTAGTGTTGTTTTTGTGTTTGTCAATAGCATCCATGGTTTAGATTCAGCTATTTTTTCGTAATTGCTTGGTATACAAAGATTCATTAAGAATCTCTTGTATCTTGTTTTTGCTCCAATGATTAGGCTAATTTTTACAGAAGGTTTTCCCTCTTCAGTTGTAGCAGTACCTCTTGTTTTATAAATCCAATCTGATGAGAGTCTCAGTTGTTTAGAATTGTTCATTAGATTTGCTAGATTTATATTATATGAAAAGGCTCCTGAGAAGTTTGCCATGTCAAATATAAACCAGCCAAGAGATGGATTCTTTAAATTGATCAAGAGAGATGAATAATAACTAAACATGTCAGATGATCTTGAGCCAAGGAGTCGGTAATGTATCAAGAATTGACACATCATCACAAATCCGTTCAAATAAAATGATCCGCAGTTTTCTAAAACTTGTTTTCTAAGTTCGGACCAGACTCTAAGCCTATCTTCCATAACAGCTGTAACTTTTGCTTTCAAAGCAGCATAAATAAACTTTATTGTAGGTGATCTAAACAAGTTTCTTATCATCCACAAAGAGTTAAACTCTTCTATGTTTCCACAGTTACCTATAGTACTTTTAAGGAGTGACAAAAACATACATGCCAACTTTGCTAAATCCTCTTCTAAAAGACACATAAAAGTCATCACAATTGCAGCAGCAATTTTAAGCCTTAATATCTCTTCAGGAGTTGAGTTTATATTATTTATTATTGTTGTCTGGAAATAGGATGAGTCATCTGATGAAACCTTGAATGTTGGTGTAAGATAATAGAATTTATCTTTCCCTAGAAAATTCAACATTGACTGAGAAACTTTTTTCATGACTTTACTTGCAACTATTGAATGACCAGCATGTAATAAAGAACTAAGATAATGTAATATTCCTTGCATCATATTTGAGATGTTTATTAGAAAAACCAGACGAAAGTACATAAGTATTCTTTTATCTGGAGAAAGACCAGGGTCATTAAACTCTCTTTTCATTCTATTTGTCACCTCTGAAATATTAAATATATTTGCTTTTGTCGCGTCGATAAAGTCCTTGAGCATGTTTTTTGGTATTTCAAGTCTTTTGTTGGCAATCAAGTTCAAAACTCTAACTATTGCAAAGTATATTTGACTTTGGAATTTATCTTTTACATCAAATATTCCATCATATAAACATCCAAATAAAGGCATTGTGAATTTCTGAGCCCAAGCTGATTTATCACAAGAGCTTATGCATGTTTGCTCTTCTTCCCATTTTCTTGCTCTTTTGTGTTCTTCAACTCTAGCATAATGTTCTTCTGTCCTTGGAGTCTTTCCCTTCCCTTTTGTCAACATTTCGCTTGGTATTTCATTACAAAGCATTCTTGATATTGTCTCAGTGAATAATATTATAATCCTGCTTAATATGTCTAGCACAAATATCTCTCTCGGACCAGTAATCTGTTGTTTCTTGAATAAGTTAGCATGTATTCCCCCTTCATCAATGTTTGGACAACTCTTCTTTAACTCCTCATAATCTGATCTTTCTCTCATCTTTTTTTCTCTTGATTCAACCCAATATATAGCCTGAATTGCCACTAACATTGGGTTTTCAATGCATTTTAGCATATTATAAATTTGACCTTCATATCTTGATGTGTAGTTCATCCTTCTTGTGTTCTTCCCTTTTTGATCGTCTCTCTCTCTTTTTCCATAGAAATCATTGAAATCTTTGTCCATCGTGTTTATGCCTTCATCATCAGCTGTGTAAGTCTTAAGGATCTCTTCTTTTTCATATCTGTCTCCAAGTTTGTTTACAAGATCATCTAGATTTTGGAAAGATGGTGATGAGCCTGGCCTTTTATTTGATAATATGGACATGACGCCTTCTAATACTCTTATTCTCTTATTCATCTCTTCAGATGCTTCTGAATATATATAAGTCTCTGTTTTGACAGCTGACGCTTTCAAAGTTGCTATTTCTTCCCATGTTTTGTTCATCAACTTGTTAGTTAATTGTGACCTAAACCAACCATCAAAGTTGCCTTTCTTTTTCTCAATAAGGTTTCTTATTGCTTTTCCACATTTCTTAACATAAGTTGGACTAAAATTATGTCCTTTGCTAACTTGAGGGTCTCTCCATCCTATATCCATCTCATCATCATCCTTTAGTTTTATTTCTTCTTCACCAATTTTCGTGAATATTTTGTAGTTTCCTTGATGCTCATCTCCCTCATCTCTGTTTTTAAGACATCCTATGTATGAGTCAAATAAAATCTGTCCATAATTATTCAAATCGTCTAATGTCATCCAGCTCTTCACTCCTTTAAATGAATCTGTTGCTCTCTCTAACAAGTCTTCTCTCTTCACTGATAGGCTAGCCATGCCTATAGATCTTGGAGGATGAAATCTCATATAAGTACCAACAAAAATTATTCTCTTTATCACAAATAGACAAAGTCTTGATCTGGGAAATCTAGTAAATTTTGATACTATTTTTGTGTTGTTTTTTGGTAACAATGTATCGTTTGTGCTCTCCATGTACATATATCTTGAATAAAGAGCTGTTTCTACAGTGCTTGTTTTAGATTCAAGATTCATCAACATTGAAGCTATGGTATGTTTCTTGGCTGATATTGATTTTAACTCTCTCTCGTTGTTGTGTATTATCGACTGTGTCATTTCTAACCAGTGAGCCCATATACAAGCCAATAGTTCTCTTGAGAATAACAAATGTGATATCCTGTTTCTCTCTTGAGAAAAAAACTTTGAACAAACATATGTTTTATTGTATCTGTACATTTTAGAGAATACGTGACCGAAATGATCTCTCTCAATTGATTTATCATTGACTAGAATAGACCAAAATATTTTCCTATCTGGCCTAGTTGGTTTTATTAATAAATATGCATCTTTTCCTTTAATTTTCTTTATAATAACTTCATCAGTGACACAATATTGCGTTATTGAAATATTAACTTCTTCTATTATTAAATCTATTGATCCAAGAAGATTCATTATCCTAGTCCCTGCAATGAACTGTAGTTCATCCATAGTATGATTGAAGAACTTACCTGTTTTCCCAACACAGTCTGCCAAAGTCTCGATAAATATTTCTTTTAACTCTTCATCAATGAAACTATCGTCTTTTGTTTTCTTGAACCAAAAACCATGATCATTTATACAATCTGATATATCATTTGTGCTAACAGAGAAATCTAAAGGAAGTTTACTTCTTTCTCTTTTATCTTTGACGCTTGGATCATCTTTTAATGCTTTGCCTTGAAATCCTCTCTTTGCTAGTTTGATCCTGTCAGAAAAATTTAGTTCCAACTTCACTCTACCATTATAATTTCTTTCTTGATTTGCCATTCTTATGTTTTCTGCTTGCTCGGAACTATCAATGTCTAACACTGATTCTAATCTATTAATTTCTTTGAATACTTTAGCTGATTCACTTCTCATTTCATCAATTTTCTTTTGCATTTCAAGTCTATTTTTCCTACTATTCTCATACTGCTTCATTTTGTATTCTAATATTTTCTTTAGAGTTATTGAATCAACAGTTCTTCTATCCTTGTATTTTTCGTCATTGTTTTTTACATACTCTCCTCCTGAATAACTCTTAACTTCGCCCACAAAACCTTTTTCAATTATTTCTTCAATTTTATGCTCTTTACTCCTGAAGAATTTGTTTTTAAATGTGTAACTTTGTATAGCACTGTTCCAAACTCTTGCCATATAATTTGTGCCATCAGATCCTCCAATGCTTTCGATGTTTTTATCATCGTCTATAAATCCATTGGTTATGAGAGGAAATTTTATTGCTGTCTTTCTTTTCTTGCATTTATCAACAATTATCTTTCCTTTCATCCACTTATAGTCTATCATCTCTTTATATTCAGGACACCACTCAGCCAATTCATTTGAATCATATGCATCGGGTTGCTCAGAATATTTGTCAAATCTATCTTTCTTTTCTTTTATTTCCTCTCTTTCAAGCTGCGCAAGGTTTATCATGTCTTTTCCATTTTTAATACATTCCTTTAGCTTTTGAAGCATTAGCTCTTGAAATTTATCATCTCCAAAATTTTGCTCCCAGTTTATTATCATTTCATCTGAGATATGACCTTTCTGATTAATCTCACTAGGCAAATAAAAATTGTCATCCAAAACTTCATCTAACTTGGACTCAAAATCATTAGCTTCATCATCTATTTTTATGATAGTATTCTTTAGATTATTCTCACAGTATAATCCAATCCTGAACAAGTCAAAAATCCCTTCTTGTATCATCATGTTCTTGAAGGTACTTACCATTTTATGCTCTGACACAACTAATACATGAAGAGATATTTTCTTTTGGGTAATACCTTTTTGTTTGATGTCTCTTAAAGGATTTAGGTATTTAACTATTGCAGCTTTACATACCTTTTCTAAATTTCCATGTAAAGTAGTCTTTATTTCTAATAAAACAATCTTTTCATCATCTTCATAATAGAGATCTGGTGATAATCTTTCTGACCCATCATCTCCTTTGTAATTTGGAAATATTTCAGAGAATTTTTTGTCAGAGTCAAAAAACTTTCCTGACAGACCAGATATGACAACTTCATGTCTTATTTTCTTAAATTCTTTTTGACCTTTTATCAGTAGATTTGTAGTCTTGTTCGTTGATAAATATGATCTAGACTGTCTGACGTTTTTAGTTCTTATGAGAATAGATAATTCGTCACCTTCTTTGTTCAGGTCCCAGTTAAACTGATCAATCTTAGCTTTGCTGTTTTGTGTTGCAACTCTCTCAATGTAATCCCACTTGTACCCTTCTTTAATATTCTCTATCATGTCTGATGCTGGAATCACGCTTCTTAGGTCCTTAACTTGGTACAGAGGATTGGTTATTTTTGTATTGATTTTCACCTGCCTATTCATATTTCTCTGATTTAGATATGGAATGTCCGTGTGCACTTTTCTAAGACCATTACCAGCATCAACAGTTACCTTAGAATTGTCAATGTTGAGGTACTTTATCATTCTTGTTTTTAGCTGTGTCGTATAGTATAAAGATGTTAATCGCTCTAGGAGAACTTCTTTG